TGCAAAGATTATATCACAATTTGAAGAAAAATTAAATCATGTCCAGCACAAACCGTGAAACCGACTTTCCAGCGGCCGCCGCCGCCTTTTTCAACTTTTCAATTTCTTCCGGCGTTCCAGCAATCGCCGTAGTAGCATAAATCTTCTGCCTTCCCGTAGCCTTCCGCCGCCTTTTTAGCCTTCCGCCTTTTCCTAAAATATTCCCGGTTATAAGCCCGTATTTCCTCAGCGTGCTTTTCCCGCCATTCCTTTTTCTTCTGTTTGATTTTCTCAGCGTTAGCCTTCCTGTACTGATCCAGTTCTTCTTTATGGTCTTCCGCGTATTGTTTAGCATAATTTTTCATGTATTCCTTATGCTGCAAATACCATTCATGCCGCCATTTTCTCACATATTCAGGATCATCCCACTTAGAAGGCTTCTTTTCTTTTTTCTCACAATTTCCATCCGATTCCGTCCGCCCTAGTGTTTTGTTTTCTGTTATGCTGGAAGCTTCCATCTTTTCATCCGCCCAGTCAAAAAAAACGCCCCTGTATTCACCGCCGCTGTCAATCAGCCTCTTAATCTCTCTGCCAGATTCCAGCCCCGCCCAGCGCGCCGCTTCATGTAAAGATTTAAATTCTAAAGTTTCATCCCCTTTTGCACTAATTGCAATCACCCGCATATTATCCCCCAGCTTATTTTTTACCACTCACGTGAGTAGTCGCGCGAAAAATCGCGCTTTTTAATTTTGCAGTAATAATCATTGTTTTATTGATTTCCGCATCAGTAGAAAGTTTCATTGTATGATTCAGCGTCACCAAATCCCCGCGCGTAATCGCCATCAGGTTTTCAAGCCGCAAATCATCCTTGTTCTGATTTAAGAAAACAACCGGAACCTGCCGGTCAAGTTTTCCGTGCGCTTCTTCCCAGATCATCCGGTGAATATATTCCCACTTGTCAGGCTCCGCAATTTTCTGCTTCCAGTAGCCATCTGCATCCTTCACCTTAGTTCCCACCGCCGCCGTATTATGCGGCTTCATGCCTTTTTTAAATTCCGTCGCTGGTGAAAGATGCGACCCTTTAGGCGGCACATATCCCGGATTTTCCGCCGTATGAAAATAGCCCGTTCTTCCGGTTTTAATTCCTTTTCTTAGCCTGAACGCGTTCAAAATCCGCCTGTCAATATCCATGTCCCAGTCAGCGCTTAAAAATGCCGCCAGCTCCTTATCCAAAAAGAAAGGACACCAGGCGCGCACAAAATCCACACATTCATCCGGCCATTTAATCGGTTTACCTTTCATTTAGCACACCTCGTCAAAAGCATAACCCTGATATTCCTTTCCGCTTTCAATGCAAAAAAGAATCTTAGCCACCGGCACGCCCGTTGCCTGGCTGGATTCGTGAACATTCTTAAATTCACATTGTTTCCCGGTTTCCATATCCACCACCAGAATTTTCTGATCCTTATTTTCAATCAGCTTGTTAGCGTTTTTATTCTGCAGAACATCCGGCATCTGCCTTGCCGCCGTCCTGCTGGTATTAGAAAACTTCACCGCATCCAGCTGCAATTTCGCATTGCTGATAATCTGCTTAGAAAGTCCTTCAATGGCTTTTGCCTTTTCTATCTCTTTTTTCATATCTTCAGGATTCAAATTTTCGCCGTTCGCCAGCCTTTGAACCTGAGAAAAAAGAATATTATTCAAATCACTTAATGCGTTACCCATACTTGCTTCCTCCTGTAACGCTTTTTATTTTCAAGGATATAAAAAAATAACGCTATAACATGATTTAAAATAAAAAAGACTACTCACGTGAGTAGTCTAAAAAACTTAGTCGGCAAAATACCCATCATTCACCATTTTTCAGCGCCTGTTCCGCCAATTCCTCAGCGCTAAAGCCCTTTAACATCGGCCCGTCAGTCGCCTTGTCACTGTAGTAGAACGCGCCTGTTTTCGCGTAATTCCAGAACGTTGCCCAGTCCAAATAACGCAAGCCCATTTCATTCCGGCAAATATCATCCGCCAGAACTTCCAGCGCCGTGCGGTTATAAACGTAAGTATCAAACGCATGGTTCGGAGCGCCAAACTTTGCCCGCCATATCGTCTTCAGCCATTGCCCGGTATTTTTGTCTATAACCTCAACCTTTTCTTCCGCTTCAAACATTTTGTAATAATCATCATGCAGCGTTTCCGGAAAATTAGGATACCACGCCGGCTGCAGTTCGCCGCTGTTCCATCGCAAAACATTCATTGCAACGCTTATGCGGTCCTTTTGTTTTCCTGTGTTTACATGGTAAGCAAGCTGCAAACCAATTCTGTTTAAAGTAGAATTACTGAATAGCTGGTAAGTTTCGCCGCCTTTTATCCAGTCCATGCCCTTGCAGGCATAAACGCCAGAAGTAAAACGCTGGCAAAAGCTGTAAACCCAGTCAGTATAGTGACCGGAATCCACAAACAAAATGGCAACCTTGTAAAGTTTTACGTTTTCGCCATCGCCATCATCCGCATAAACTTTATTGTCGAAAATATCCGCCAGCTTATCCCACGGCCCGCCGAATTGTTCAGTCGGCCCTTCCAGGAACATAAAATCAACCGTATAAGTAACGCCGTTATCCGCATAGCCTTTAATGTCTACATAAAGCCCGTTTTTCTGAACGTCCACCGACCCAACAAGAAGAAGGACGTTGCTTCCGGCATCTTCACGCGCCATTTTATTAGGCACTGTTCCCATAGCAAAACCAAACCGCCTGTGCAAAACGGCCCGTTCATATTTAATCTGCTCATTCTGTTCCAGATACGGCAAGCCCTGCTTTAAGTTGCGGAAAACCCTATATTTTTCCTTATCGCGTACTTTGTTATTTTTTAAATCCCAGCATTCAGCCCACGCAGAAACATAATCTTCCCAGGAAAACATTCCAGGCGGATTATAAAGCGCCGTAATATGATAACTTTCCGTTTGTGGCTGAACCGCCTGAGCTGTAGCCCGCCATTCACCCTTTGGAATAATCACCGCCTTGTCATAGTTCTTCATAATCTTATGACAATACGGGCATTCGTAACCAACCGTGCTTAAATCAGGAATTCCGTTTTCATCCTGCTTCCACACAATGCCGCCAATCTTTCTTGACTTATCAGCCGGATCCCAAACAGTAAATTCAAGCCGCTGCATCTCACCGCAATATTTACACGGCACATAAAAAAACTTTTGCGTACCTTTTTGAAACAATCTCCAAATTAAAGAACTTTTTTCTTCTGCAGGTGTTGAACCAATATACAACTTGCTGGAAGTAGGGTAAGCATCCAGGCGCGCCACCATCAAATCATAAACGGAACCTTCGCCCTTAATTTTCGCCTGCATTCCATCAGCTTCATCAACCAAGCCGACCTTGTAAGAAAAGTTCCTGAATCGGTTTCCAGAACCGGCGCCGACCGCGTGCAAATATCCGCCCAGATATTCCTTTTTCATTGCCGTGTCACCGGTCTTTTTAGAACCTCGCGCCTGCCTTGTCTGATTGTAAATCAACGGCCGCAATCCGCAGTTGTCGATTGTCGGATCTATTTTTGTAGCCATTGCATCTTTAGCCATCATTTCATCAGGCAAAACATAAAGCACCGCTGCCGGATTCTCGCCGATATAATACATCATTACAGATTCAAGGATTCCGGTAGTCGCTCCAATCTGATTTCCTTTCATTACGTAAACGCGCCGCGTCTGGCTGTCCGGCGCAAATTGATTGATAATCTCTCTAAAATACGGAAACTTATCATAACTGAACTTTCCCGGAAAAGGTGACAAAGCCCGGTCAATATATCGCACCTGCTCAATATATTCCGACGGCTTCACATAGCTTCTTTTTGCCGTAATTCGTGAGAAATTTTCAACTAAAAAATCAATGTCGTATTCAGTTATAACCTCAGTCATTATTTCCCAACTACTCACGTGAGTAGTAACTCTCTATATTTCCGCCCGATGCTTCCCACGTAAAATATGACTTCTAGTAATATTCAGCATCACCATAAGCGCAATGCCATTTTCCCGTCTGGAACACTCGCCAGAGTTTCCAGCAGTTCTTTTTATCAATGATGTTATTTCCGCACCTCATATAGAACGGCAGCGGAACGCACCAGGTCACAAAATCATAGCTGAATTCATACTGATAAAACTTTTCAGCCGCCTTCTTAAAATAATGCCGCGTATAAAATCCAAACAACGGCTTAGGACCGCCAAAAGTAATAACCTCAGTCACTGGCTTTTTGAACCGGAAGAAATAATCTTCCGCCGCCAGTAAGCTCATAGCCCCGCCATAGCTCCATCCGGCAACAATGATTTTCCAATCATCTTTTCCCTGAATAACTTTCAAAAGTTCAGTAAAAACCATATCGTTAATGCTTTTCCAAGCCTTAGCCCATCCCCGATGCACCAGGAAGAATTTCTGCTGTTGCTTGTAAACCTTAACCGGAAAATCAAGATTCACCTGCCAATCCCTTTTGCTTGTCGATTCCTGAAAAAGTAAATAAATCGCCTTTTCTTCTTCAACCGGCTTAACAGCAAACTGTACATCATCGCCGCCACTAATATATTCAGTATCTTCAATCAGCTTAAAAAGTTCCCACGGTTTCATTTAGCTTCCTCCATCCACGGACACATCCGTCCGATTTCCATTTTGACCTTATTCATTAAATCCCGCATATCCGGGTGTGCAGCCTTGTCACACCTCAGCCGCAGAATATGCGACCATTCAACCAGGTTTGCTTTTATATAAACACTAGTCATAGCATCCAGCGGCAAAGCTCCCCGCGCTTCCTGCCTTTTCATTCCGGCTTTAATATCTTCCTGGTAAAATCTTTCAGCGCATTCCATGTACTCAGCCCATCTATGCTGCATTTCCGCGCTGGCATCCTTCCACCAATAGGGCAGAATTACTTCCAGGTTCGATTCATCACAATAGCGTGTAGATTTTTCATTGAAGCTGCATAGCCTATGCCGTATCAATTCCCGGCTGACCGCAATAGAAGTGTTCAGCTGAAAAGTCAAATCCACAAATTCAAAAATAGAACTATGCCGCGGCCGTGCGTTCCATGCGTTCCTGCAAAACTCAATCGGCCTTGCCATGGCATTGTCACGGTCCTGTGTCTGTGTCCCGTTCCTTGCTATCTTTTCAATGTAAAAAGCAATATCCCAGGCGTAATCTTCACCAGTCCATTCAACATTGCTGTTTACCAGCTTCACACTGTTTTCACAAAACTTCATTTTCCATTTTCCTTTTCAACTTTATTGATTGTGTCCTTAATTTTGCAAAGAACACCTTCAACCTGTGAAACCTTCTGCCTTAAAACGTCAGTGTCAATCTTTCCGGCGCAGCACATTTCAGAAAGTTCCTGTAGCTCATTACTTGCCCAGAACTCAGTAAAAATATCATCATTTTCCATCTGGTTATAAGTCATTTTGCACCAGCTCCAACTTCAGCAATAAGTTTATCCAGATACCAGCACGCCTTTTTCAGATCTTCCAGCGGGTTCACCTTGCTTTCATAACGGTAAACATATTTCATAACGTTTCCCTTCAAAAAGCCTTTGAAACATTCGTCAGTCATGCTGGCCTTAATTGAATCAATACATTCAATACCGCCCTTGCAGTAGTGCGCTGGATGATTCACGTTGTCATTCAGTTCTTTTTTCTCAGTTCCCATTTTTTCAATTCCTCCTGGTTTGAATCTGTTGTATCATTCAGATGCAGTGCAGTGGCCGCCGCCTTTTTTAAAGCGATTTTTTTTCGCCACCTTGCCCCGCGTGCAATCTTTACCCGCGCCGTCCCCGGAAAAGAAAAAGAATCCGGCAAATCATCCCACTTACTTTTTCCCATTTTCCGCCACCTCACAAATATACGGATGATTGTGGTAAATACTGACTTTTGTTTTCGCATCACCAAAAACATCCTGCTTTACCTGCTGAATCACCTTCGCCGGAATTTCGCTGTTGTAGTCCCAGGCGTTCGCAATACTCACATAAAGCTGCCCGTTTATATCACTTGCAACGATGCTATAATTATAAAATTGTCCGGGTGGCGTTATCCATTTCCGGCCGTGTCGCACCTTTTCGCCGATTTCCTGGTAACTCTTAGGCAACTTAATATCTTCCAGCTTCAACATCCTAAATCAACTCCCTAGCAATCTTTGTTTGAAAGTCCTGAAAGTTCCTGCTTATTTCCGCGTTCGCTTCCTCGTTGCTCATGCCTTCAAAACAATAATCGTTGCCCAAACTTCGCCAGGCGCAACGTTTGCCCTGCCGCTGAATCTGTTCTTCACAATTCTGGCACCTCGCCAGTAGAATCCTTTTAGACATATCTTTCATTGTTTGACCTCCGGCTTTTCCTTTGAATCCATACAAAACCGCCAGCCTTTCTTATATGCCGCCCGTATCTCGTCCGCAATATATTCAAGCTCATTTTTTTTAATGTACATTTCGCAGTCAAACTGTGCGCTGTCTTTATTCAGGTTTTCAATTTCGTGTTCCAACTCGTACTTATCAATAAAATCTTTAAGTTCGACCATGCAATCACAAATATTTTTGATTTCTTTTTTCGCTTTTGTCGTATTAAACTTCCAGCTGGAAATATACACAAAAGAGTTATAAGCCTTTTCAAGCCAGCCCATATAATCTTTTTCAACGTTTCCAAAGTTGTCCTTTACTTCGCAAACCATGCCTTTAACTTTGCATTCCATCACTAAAATCCCCACCTTACACCGTGATAGACAATATCAATGTTTTTATTGCGCCAGCAGAAAACCTCAACGTAAACAAAACCTTTAAGCCAGTAATCCTTTGCAAGCTCAACAGCTTCAATTTCGCTTTCTTTCTGCCAGGCAGCCATAAGCCCGTCTTTAGACACGGCCCGCAGGAAAAATGGTGAAGTCTTTTCGCTATCTTTTCCCTGGGCATAATATTCAGTAAGCGCCGTTATTCGTTCGCGCTGCATACTTCTTTCAAGCTGTTCAAGTGTACTTTTCATTTTTTTTAATACCTCCTGTTATGCGGCAGAGTAGTGGCCGTTTTTATTTAAAACAAAATTTTTCAAGAATATTCGTGATATTCTTCTTCTTCCAGAAAACTTTCCACCACGGAAATAATAAGCACCACCGGAAAGGAAAGAACGGCAAGAAAAATCATCATTATATAAAATGCGCAGGTAGCAATCGCCGCCGGAATTTCACTTATTGTCATTTTTCCGCCTCCAGCTGTTCTTTAATTTCAGAAACCATATCATCGGCCGCATCACTTTGTTTTTCATATTTGCCGCGCAAGCTGTTCAGCTCGCTAATAATATGTTCTTTAGTTCCGGCAATGCACCTGCTCACGTTGTCGCTTATCAGGTTAATAACATCCTGCCGCATCGTATCACCGCCGGCCTGCACCCGTGCAATTACCTGGTCAGTAATGCTTTCTGGAACATCCAGCAGCTTATTCATCAGCTGGTCAATAAAATTAAACAACCTGGAAACCACAAAATCTTTAGGAATCTGAACCAATCGACGTTCCTGCAGCTTCTGATCCTTTTCATCAGCTGTTACCAGGTCACGCAAAATCTTTGAATATTTTTCCACGCCATCAATGGACCCGCCGCCCCTGTAAATAATTAGTTCGCGTAAAGTCATGTTCAGCGCTTCATTCGCCGCACCAGAAATTTGCATATCGTTTGCAGCTGTAAACACCGCAGGTTTTCCGCCACTACTCACGTGAGTAGTTTTCTTTTCAGCTGGTCCCACATCACTCACGTGAGTAGTTTCCGCCTGAATCAATTCCGGTGTAATGCCGGCAGTTTGCGCCGCCAGCTCAAAGCCTGGTTTATTTGCAACGGCGTTCAAATTGCCTTCAGTAATGCCGGCCTTAAACGCTGCCTGTTTCTGCATCAAGTATTGTCTGTTAATCGGATTGTCCGTATCCAGCTTCTTAGCAGAGTTTTGAATCAAAGTTCCGTTTTTAATTTTTTTGCAAATGGCCGCTGGTGAAACCATGCACATTTCAGCAAATCTACTAGGTATTACTTCCATTCTTTAACTTTAGAAGTTAAAAGTTAAAAACGCTATAACTATCTTTAACCGATTTTTAACCCATGACCAAACCTGACACACAAATTACAAAAGGCACCCCCCGCCGAATTAT